CTAAGTCTTCAGATTCTACTCCGAAAGCACCCATAGCACCCTGAGCAATAGCAAAGCCTGATGTAACTCCACCTAATGCACCACCGAGTTTATTTGCAAACGTACTCGATGCAGCGTCAACTGCCATATCCGTCTGAATCTGAACCTTACGATAGTTAGCTACGGTGTTTAAGAGGTCTTTATATTCCTGAGTTGCAGTTTGACCTGCGTTCGCTAATTCATACAACCTATCCTCAGCTTCACCCATACGAGTAGTAAGAGGTTGTAAGTCTCCGTAAACTTCCTCGAAACTTGCTGAAACGTCTCTTGTTGCTTTTGCAAGATTGTCCATTGACTGCGTAGCTGACGCAGTATCTACGTTTATCTTAATGTTTTTAACCTCTGCCATTTCGTCTATTTATAAATTCTCGTTTACCTTGTTTAATTGCTTTTCTTATAGACGTGTGTAATGCGTGTTTGCCTTTTGCTATGTCAATCAATTCAGACTCTCCGTAGAATTCGTCTAATTGTAGCATTGCGATTATGTTCTTTATCATTGTACTACTATGTAAATTGTTTCATCTGTTCTTATTCCATTCGTGTTTGTGTAGGCCACCGCAATAGAATACACCGTTCCTGCACTTGCAGCAGGTGTCGTTGCAGTTATGTTTGAGCTTGTCGTTAATGTGTAAGCACTCAACACAAGGTCTGAGCTTGATGGCGTAAGCACCGCAGTTCCTCCTCCGTTTGGTAAGTTGATAGCAGTAACTACTGATCCACCACTTGTAGGCACATTGTAGAAAGGAACTTTGTTAATCATTGGTCTGAAGTCTAAGTAAAGCGAGAAGTTAACTTCACCGGTTGTTAGGTTAGAATTCATATCGTTAATGATGTAACGCTTGTCTCTGATTATAAGTCTATCGTTTAGCTTGAGTCCTGTGAGTAAGCTGATAGGTAGCTTCGTCTTTACGTTGATTAATCTCTGCTTTAGGTTGTAAAGGTTGTAAAGGTACGAGAAGTAATACTGAGCAAAGAGCGTTTGCTGAACAGGAGTTAAGAGTAGGCTTGAAGTTTCAGGTGCAAAGTTTAAAGTAAGGTCATTGTTATTGTAGTACAAGTCTTGACCAAATGGTGTGTAGCTTGTGATAGTAACGTGAGAACCTACCTGCAATTTGAAATTACAAACTTGGTTGTCATACTGATACAATAGAATTGGCTTCGGAGTGTATGGAGCAAACTCATTGTTAAGAGCGTATCCAACTTGTAACTCAGTTCCGTCAAATTTTTGTTGTAAGATATTCTCGAAAGGCAAGTCAACCGTGTACTCTCCACCATCGTAATCGTACTGATAGGTCATATCCCCGTAACCTCGTGAGTAAACTTGGCTAAACTGCTTGTTTAAGAAGCACTCGGAATCTTGAAACTTGAACGTAATCTTTTTGTAAAGTGGCATTCGAGCAACGTCAATAGAATTTACATCCGTGTATTCGGTGATGTCAACTATCGCTCCTTGTCCGTACCATTCGTCAATAGGTGCAATCTGATACGTGTTCTCATCCGTACCAATGCAAATCATATTATAAACCTTGAGAATACCTGAGAAGAAATCAGCAATCTTCATCTGAGGTGCGTTAGCTGCGAGGTTTTGGTCAAGCACCATAGACAATGCAGAGCAAGATATTATTACTTGGTCTTGAAGCAATGAAAGTCCTGAGAAGTAGTTTACTGCATATCCTACATTTAATGTGATGTTGTTAGCTCCGTTAGGCCGAATCTTAAACGAGTAAGTAGATTGTAAACCTTGTGTGTTTGCGATTATCTCAGAGTGTATTACCCCCGTTCCTGATGCTTGAATCGAGTTGACTAAGTTTCCGTTTTGATATACGTCAACGTAATATGTGTTTGAGGTAGATGCAGTAAGTACACTTAAACTAACTCGTTGAAGAACTACGTTTGGTATGTAAGCTACATTAACCTCGTTTGTAGTAAGGTCAACTTGAGGTGTTAAATCATACGTTGTGAACGTTGGAGTTACACTTGTAAAGTCAGCGTCATAGCTTCCACCTGTGATACCGAACTCTCCTTTGTTTTTGTAGTACAAGAATAGCTTAGTAAATCGCTCATCAGTTAAGAATGTACCTGTAAAACTAACTCCGTATTTTGCTTGGATGAGCTTGAAGATTTTGCTAACTCTAAACGCAGGGAATAACTCATTGTATTGAACTGCTCCACTTGTTGCGTGTATATCGTTTTGAGAAATAGAAGTTACGTCAAGCCAATTCGGTGTAGTGGCGTTTACATAGTTTGATTGATAGTGCCAAATTCTCTTAGAACTAATCAAAGGGTACTTTACGTCATACTGATTTGTTGCATCCGTGATTCTATTTTGAACTTGAGTTCCGTTGTATGTATGGTTGTAATCAGAATAGTCTAAGTCAGAAAGCAAGTCCTCGCCAAAGTAATCTTTGAGCGTTCTACCATCTCCGTAGAAAGTGACGGTGTAGCTTTCAGGTCTTCCGTTTTTAAGGTTAGCCTTTTCAATCTGCAACTTTCCACGTCTAAAGAATGTCAAGTCAATCTCAATGAATGAATCTAATCGTAGGTTATAATCAATTAACGCATTTACATCCGATTGATAGAAGTGTTGTAAGATTCCGTTGTTATGGTCATTAGCAGGAATCGTAAAGCTTTGAGAAAAGTCCGTAAACGTCTTAGAGATATCCTGTACGTTTTGAACGGTGCTTGTTACGTTGATTTGTTCGTCATTGAATAGCTCAAGTTTCTCTGCTGAAGTTAAGTTGCCTGAGATTCCTCCTAATGACTGAAGATAGTCGAACATACATCCTGTTGCCTCGCACGTTCCTCCGTTGTTAGTTACCCCCGTGACAAAGTTATTCACTACCGAAGTAGTGGCATTTTGAAACCTCGTAGTCGTTACGTATAAATGTACTTTTCTGCTCATTAGATTACGGAGTTAATTACATCGTAAGCGTATTCAAATTCGAGTTGGTAGTTAATCATAGGAGTATTGATAGACTTGAATAGCTCCATTGATTTTGTGTTTAGCTTAGCAGCAGTCTCGTTGACTAAGATTCTTTCGCTTAGCATAATTTGCTTGATGGTTTCTTTAAAGCTCTCATCAACCCAATCAGAGTTTACTCGGATGCCTTGCTTTCCGTTAGCGTTGAACACTTGTCTTTGTCCCTCAGTAGGTAGGTAATTAGGGAACTGAGATTGCATTACATTGTACTCCGTGTTTTCGGTGTTTAAGGTATCGTAAGAAGCAGTAAAGAAATACTCACGTTGCCACGCTCCGAACTTGTTAACGAAGTCAACTTGAACCGGAACGTATCTACACTCTTCTTGTGGGTAAAAATAAGAAGTCCACAATACCCCGTTTGATGAATCTAAAAGCTCTAATTTGTTTCCTACTGACTCCCATCCTGAATACACTCGGTTGATGTCTCTTACCGTGTTTAAAGATAGGTTGATAGTTTGCGTTGAGTTGGTGCTTAGGTTTGTCCATTTAGCTTTTGCTATCGTACCCGTGATTGCGGTAACCCACCCAACGTTATTAATAGGATTATAATAGTAGCTACCTTGACCTAATAATACATCAGTAAATGTAGGATTGTAGCCATCCGTGTAATAACCAAATCCTTCAAATCCGTAGCCTGTGATATCAGAACCTACCTGAGTGAACGTAGTACCTACTCGCTTGTATTTACGAATTGTGAAATTGCAATACTGAGCAGTTGGTGTAGCTGCCTGAGTAGTCATTTGCGTTTGCAAACTATTATGACTGATAAACTCACGAACGTAAGGACTCACATCGTAATAAGTAGCAGGAGCATTTGTAGCAGGAATGAGCTTACTTAGAATGTACTGAGGTGCACTCGGAATTGATCCCGTGTTCCAAAGGTAAATTTCTATCTTAGTTTCTACTTGTCCTGTTTCGTTTATCTCTACGATGTATGGACTTCTTGCAAATATGTTAGCCATTTTGTTTTAGTATTTGGTCAATTTGTTGATTGAATAATTTTATCGCATCTAATCCGTATTTTTCTACCAAGTCTTCAGGTAGTCTCTTGTAAGCATTTTCAAATGGCTTGGTGAAAAACAAACTTCTTTCAATACCTTTATTAAATATACTTCTTGCAATTGCAAATTTTATTCCCGTTCTTTTTACGAATTTACCTCCTGAATCTCTTGGGGACAATCCTTTTCTCCTAATCCAAACATCCAAAGACTTGAGCATCTTCTTACTTGGTACTCCTTTCTTGAAACTATACTTAGAACCTTGATTATTTTTTAGTCCATTGACACCCTCATCTTGAAAAACTCCGTAGTCTTCCATAGAGAACTCAATCGAAATAGAATTAGGCATAGCCTTTACATTACCTTTAAGCGATTTATAGAGCTTACCATCGGCTTTTTTTAATCGTTTAAGGTTTGCCTTAGATACATCAATTACGTAGTCTCTAAAGCGTTCTAATTCCTTTTGAACTTCGTCTTTTTGCATTAGCAGATTGTAACCTCGTTAGGAATGAGTACGTCAAATGTCATAGTCCAACCGGCTAAGTAGTTCTCGAAACGCTCAGTAAATGGCTCACAAGTAGGATTCCCGTCAACAACGTACTTGGCATCCCACAAGTTACCGTGAAGCATTAGTGCATAAGCTCTATTTAAAACCTCTAATTGGGTGTTGAGTACGTCTTGCTCGTTTGAGTTACCTCTAAAGATGTCAGTAGTTGCTTTCTTGCTGATATCAACGATGTCCATTGCTAACAAAGATACGTTGAAACGTACTACATTGGTTTCGAATGTAGCGTTGTTAACCATCAAGTGCACAAGTGGGAATATTGTCTGCTTGTTTAAGTCCACCTCGAAGATATCACCCTCAGTAATGGTGTTGACTATTGGATCAGCAGTAAAGTGATTGCGTAATGCAGTTGTTATATCGTAAAATCCTTTCATCGTCTTAGTTGTCTTTGGAGTTGTCTTTGTTCAATTTCGGTTTTTTGCTTTTCGAACGTGAGATAGGTGAGACATTTAGTAAGTCGAGATGCGGCAATGTCATCAAACTTTGTGAGGTCTCCCTTAGCGAGTGCATAAAGACTTTGATACCATCCCCATCGTTTTGCAAATTGAGTCGTTTCGCTAAAGTCGCTGATAGATTCTTGTCCATCTTCGTCTGCTTCTCCAAATAGTTCAGGGTAGCTTGTAGTAATTCGTTGCCTAAACTGTAAAAAAAAAGCGATGCACCTATGCAAATGTCCAATGGAGCGAACTTCATCAGCTCTTGTGTATCTATCTTAGGGTCGTATGCGTGTATTTCGTACTTATCTCCTTTTCGTTTTTTAATAGGCCTGTACAAAACTGCCATTGCCTTATGGTAAGTATCCCAACTTTGCAAGTAATTCTCTAAATCAACGTACTCACCGAAAGTAATCTCTTCAAGTTCAGGAATGAATCCAAACTCTAAGTCTTTAATCTTGAATGTAGGTTGAAATTGTGGAGCTTGTTCAAATAGTTTAGTGAAGTGCACTATCAATTCATTGAGTGAAGTCATCTTTATTTTAGCTACCTCAGTCAATCTTATACCGCAGAATATCTCAATCATCTTTTGAGCTACAAACTCTTCGTCTGAGGAGTTCTTTTGCACGTTGAGAAAGTCCTGATAATGCTTTAACGGGATTTCATTTAATTCAGTAGGAACTTTGATTTGTACTTCCATATTTATTAGACGTTTGTTTCTTGTTTTTGTAGCACGTATGAGTAAGCTGCTGCCAACATTTGAGTATGGCGTCTGACGTTAAACATATCGTTAAATATTATCCTGACCTTTTTACCGGTTGTATCTTGGATGTATTGCTCTACTACCCTCACCATTTTAGGTAGCTCATCGGATGTTGTATTGTCCATAGTTTGATTTTAAACCGAGTGCTTCCATCTCGTGATATCTTAGTGCATCAATGGCGTGATTAAAGTGGTCAATAGGTTTGTTCATTCTGACTCCTTGTTTATCTACATCCCAACAATATGACCTTAGCTCTTTGATTAGGTTTGTACTTGATTTGGTAACTAAGTAATCTTGCCTTTGCATTACGTCTATACCGTAGTTGATAGAGTCCTTTCCTTTTGTTACTCCTTTAATCGTCTTTCCGTAGCGTCTAATCTCTTCGATTGATTTAGGCTCTGAACTATCAGCGTAAATGATAACGCCTGACGGAAGTATCTTAGCGATGTCTGAGTTGACCATTCCTGTACGGTAAGCAATTTCGTTTACTATTCGTTTTCCGTTATAATTGTAGATTTCTATTGCAGCAGTCGGATCATTCGTGTATCCAAAGTCAAGTCCTATGCCTACCAACTTTGCTTCGCTTGGGATTGTATCTATCTCTTTCCAATTATTAAACACTACCCCCTCAAGACTACCTACCTCACCGAGTCCGTACACACGCCACCAATTTGCCCAATAAGAGCTCGTAGCTGCTTTGTCTCGGTTCTTTTCTATTTGGCTTACTATTGATTCGTCTAATGCTTCGTTATCCTTGTAGGTTAAGATTATGAAGTCCGTGTCAGGTTCGTCTTTTAGTTCCTTATGTACCCAAAACTCATTCGCAGGGTTGAAGTCTAAAAACACCTCACGCTTGGTACGGATAGCAAGTTCATTGTAAGCCTCGAATGTTACGTTGTTACACTCATTAATGTACAGGATGTCACGCCTTGCACCTCTGAGCTTTGATGCGTCATCTGCCGAGAAGAATTCTATTGATGAGCCATTAGCGAAATCGTACCTGAGTAGAGTCTTGTTAAACCTATCGTCAAAGTAGCGATTAGTCCAACGCATTATTTTAAGAAAGTCTTTGAGTGCTCCTCTTCGCAAGTGAGGAATGGTCTCAGCTACTACTGAAACTTCTAAGCCTTTTTCTTTAGTGCATTTGTCTATCAAGATTGGGAGTATGCCAAATGTCTTACCTGCTGACGTACCCCCTTGAATAATCTTGATTCGTTTTTTTAGAGCAAGGATTTTATTTATCGAGGTAGTTCTTTTGAACATCTGCGTCTATTGC